GACAACTGGGTTGACTTGCTTCTTGTAGAGTTCGTCGCGGTCTGTCTTGCCTGGATTGTAGGCGAGACGAACAACATTCTTGATGCGACCTCTATCGTAACCTGCTGGAGAGAACCAAGGGTCTTGGTTGGTGTCGGTTCTTACGCAGCAACCGGCGATGTCTCCGTTGAGTGGAACATAGATGTAGCGGTCGTTGTAACTGTCGTATTGCAGTTTGTAACCAGAGTCCATAAATCCGTAGGAAGAGGACAGGTTAAGTGCATCTCTATAGTCAAGGCACTCTGAAAGACCTTGAGAAGCGATTGTGCTGTACGAACCGTTGTTGTTTGGTGAAACGAAAGCAACACAGTCCTTGCGGGTTTCTGCAACACCGATGACGGTATTGGCGTGAGCAGCACTCATAGGTCCTGTGATCAGGAGGCTGACATCAATATTCTGTCCACTGAGGAAGAAATCTTCGAATGCTGTTGCACAGTCACCTTCTACTGATCCTGTGAGAGCAGAGATGTCTGTTGCTACACCACCAGAGAGTGAAGAGGATGCGAAGGAATTTGTAATTACCTTGAACTTGGTTGTTTCGTTGATCGAAAGGACAGTTCCCCAGTTCTTGGTTCCTACACCAGCACTGCTTGCCCAACCAGCGAGAGCGGATGGAGCAGACAACCATCTGATGTATTGAGAGTTGGTGTTGATTGCATCAACATAGTAGTTGGATTGACCGTCTGCGTTTTGAGCGTTGGAAGCCTTCGAAAGGAAGGAGAACTTCTCAAGAACGGTTCCTGCTACACCAGAGATCAAACCACCCGCGTCGATGACGAGGACATGGATCTCATCCTTAGCGTTGGTGCATCCGATGTTCTGTGCCCATACAGATGTGCCTGGAATATCGTCAAAGTTCTTGAGATAATCTGCATATTCTGCATCGCTGGCAACCGTATCGGTTGGATCGGTGTGGACATTATAGTCCAGAGTTACTACCTTGATGCTGTTTCCGAGGGCGCCGCGGTAGCGAGCACACCAAGGACCTTGTGCAGAATGGCTTGCGGCATTATCCGAATATGTATTATCGTTGTAGATGTCGGCAATACCAGTTCCACTGGAACTGGCGGTCAAATCGCCAGCAATCTTTACTCTTACGATGTTGAGGTTACTTCCGTAGTCGAGGAAGTTGGATGCTGTGAACCAGTAGCGAGCATAAGATGCATCGCGGTCTGGTTGACCGAATGTTGCGAGAAGTTCTCTCTTATCTGAAATTAGGGTTGTTTCTTCAACTGGACCCCATGTGAAGGCTCCGACGAAAGCGGCAGGGGTCGTAGCGACCGCTGGCACGATTAGTGTCAGATCTTTTTCTGTTACTGAAACGCCTGGACTGATTTGGAATGCCATTGTTTGTTCTCCTTTGATACTTTACTTAATCACTATGAGATGGATTACTAGTTTTATGTATATTTTCGTGTTTTTCTATACAAACTAATTTCCATACCATGTGGTCCCTTGATTGTCCACTTCAGAAGAAGTGTCATCGAGACCGTTTTCTATAAATCCAAAAGGAACCACTTCATCCTCTAATTCTTTCAATTTTGCTTCAAATAGTGTCTTTCTTATGTCCATATTGGTCAAATCTTTGAAATAACCCTGTGTAGTCAACCAACAGAACAGCACCATACACATAACCAAATCATCATTATGCCCAGTATCCGCTTCGTATGAAGTGGATTTGGCAACAAAGGTCACCAGTTCCTGTATTATATTTAGATCTGAAATTATCAATTTATCATCTTCTATCATACTTTTTAACAAAGAACAGCCAATTCTCTTCAGAGGTTTAGTGGTTCTTACACCCAGTTGCGTCTGTGAAGCACCGAATCCACCGTCTAGTGTCTGTCCTTTTCTACCTCTGAAACTGGACATAAGCATATTTTCATATTCCAGTTCGTTGTATAGAATGTCTGCTACCTGTCCGCCAATATCGTTGATCTCCACTAAAATATAAGCATCGTTGTATTTTTGTGCTAATGGATAGATTGCATTTGGATATATCATTGGCGACATCTCGTTGTTCTTGAATGTCGCGACCACTTTATAAGGTATTGATGTGATGTCCACTATGATGTAGGCATGATAGTCGAAACCAACACCTCTGGAAGTATCCACCGTCATAACATAAATATGATCCTTATGTGGATATTCGTATATACACAGACCCTGATCATTCTTTGATAGGGGTGTTTTATATGCCATAGTTTTCAATTTTGTAGCAGCAATCAGTGTATTAGTCGATCCGATGAAATCACACTCATACTCAACGCGGAACTGCTCTTCGGATGTGTTTGAGATTTGCTGCTTCTTCCACTTGTCATCTCTGCGTGGAAGATCCGACCAGTGAACGGATATGGGAACGAATGAGTTTCTCTTCTCCTCGGCATCCGTCCAGATCTTATAGAACATATTCAGTCCATTTGGAGTGGAGAATATAAGAACCTTAGTATCAGTACCAGACGAGATGGTTGGATAGGCAGAAGCATAAAAGTCATCCGCTATGTTTGGCGGAACATACGCAAACTCGTCAAGGAAGATCAAATTGAACGAACCACCACGGATTGCACTGGATGAAGTTGCGGACGCCTTTACCTTGGATTTGTTCTCCAGAACAACCGATCCTTTATTCCATTCAACCACACCTTGTTGTAGCCATTTTGGTAGATATTCGTATGCAACCTTTAGTTTACCTAATAGTTCACGAGCAATTTCCTGCTTGTGTGCCAAAATTGCCACATTTACTTCTGGATTGAAAAGAATATAATGTAAAATATAAGAAACTACCGTAGTGGATTTTCCTGACTGACGGGGTAGTTTTGCTATGGTGAAGCGATTATTGTGTATCTTATTCACCATATTTTCTTGAAATTTATACATCTTAAAGTCGATCAAACCCTTGTCGAGATTGATGATTTTGATATAGTTTGTTATGAAATAGACAGGATCTTGAGAACATTTTATGTACTCTTCCAGTTGCTCAGGTGTCCAGTTTACCTTTACACCAGCGGCCTTTAGATTTTCGTTTCCAAGATAATTATTATTGCTCATTTGCAAACTTCGTTTCGTCTATTTCCTTTAGCCTACCCTTGAGCATTTTTTGCAATTCTGAAGTGCTACCAACAAATATAGAATTATTGGTGATGCTGGTATTGTTGTCACCCTGAACTTCTATTTTCTTTATTTCCTTGATTTGTTTATGAAGACCTATGAGGTCTTTATTGGCATCCGAGACACTTTTTATGAGTGTCGCTACCACTTCGTATGCTCTGGGTGATTGAGTTTCGGCAGCAACTACCATAATACCATCTATTGCTTCCGTTCCTCTTCGCACTATTTCTTTCAAATTTTCTCTTACTGTAGTGTAGTCCTTGTCCGCATCGTCCTTGGCAACTACCACTTCTTTTGCAGCAGGAACTATGTCACCAACCGTACTGGGCACTATTGGCTGATCTTTCTTTTCAAGATCAAAAATTTGTTCCATATTGCTTTCAAACTGACTCATAATAACCTCAACTTATCCTTAGACCATCATAAGTGCTTGTTCCGTGGTTCAGATCTTCCTTTACCGTCACGAACACATAGTCATTACTCGACTGCACTTTGTCTTTGTTTTTTAATATAAACTGTTCACCATCTGTATCTAGATCATATACTACAGGGTAGAATACCATAGACACCATTTTATTTTGTGACATAATTCCTCCTACAGTTGATCGTTGTTGATGTCAAATATACCCGCTTCCATCTGTTTTATCACCTTATGGGATTTAACTGGTCCATATAGATTGAGTTTGGCGGTAAATGTCATATCCCATACTATGAAACGGGTGGTTTCGTCTACCAGAGGTCCTTCCACTGCTTCTTCCGTGGAAACTTGAGTAAGAACCAAAGGTATGTCCAGTTTCTCGTTTTCATCACCGAGAATGTCAGGGTTCATAGTTATAGTGAACTCTGGTGTGAAGTATGGAAGTATCTGCTCGACTATCTGAAGTCCATCATCCATATTCCTGACATAACAGGAAAGGGTGAAATCTATATTGTATGGAACATTTGCGTGATGATAAGAAAACTCGACATCTCCATCGACATCTACGGTTTCCTTATATCTCCTCTGAATACTGTTCTTCTTTCTTTCTGGATCGTATGTTATTGCCGTTATGACAAAAGACATTCTGGGCAGGGTGACCTGCACCGCTTGGTTCTGTAGATTTGCCAAACTGGTGGAAAGACGATTGACAAATTTTTCCTTTACGGAATATGTCAGGGGAATTCTTATTCTCTGTGCATTACCAGCACCATCATCCCTGTTGATGTGGATATTATTGAACAGAGTTCCAAAACCAACTACGGTTTTCTTGATCATTCCGTGATAGAAATCGGTAAACATTAGTAATTACCCTCGGAGAATGGATCCACTTCGGTGAAATCGAGAAGAGGGGATGTCTGATCCTGTATTGTGTTGTTGTCGCTTCTGGTCTTCGTGTCCTGAATGGCATCTGGAATACCATCACCGTCTTCGTCAATTCCACCGATGATGCCATCCGATATACCATCAATATCCGATATACCAGTGTCGATATTCTCGTATGAATACTTGAACAGTTCACAATCAAGACGATATGTATAGAGTTTTCCACCTTGGAAGAAAACTTGCTTGTTGTCCACATACTTTACTTCAAACAGACCCTTGGACAAAGGAAAATAGATCAGATCCCCCATCATAGGAGAATCTAGTTCTATTGGTCTATCGCTCATTACTGGAACTTTGGACGACTCTTGCTCGAATCTCTTCTTGGCAACGATAAGGGACATATTGTCTCTTACTTCAATTCCAAACTTGGATACTATTTCTCGTTCTCCTTCAAATCCGTTGAATGTCTCTATATACATCTCAACAGGAAACGATACATCGAAATGCGATAGAATATCTTCACCAAATATCTGATCGAATTTCGGACTGAATCTCCTTGGAATATAGTAGACATCTATACCCCTGTTCTTTATGGATTCGATCATAAGATCTTCCATCAGATCCTGACTAGGTGTATATTTGAAGTTGTTGAAGTATGGATTAGTTGCCATTTTTAACCAACAAAGAAATTGGGTGGTAGTTCGTACTTGCTCTGCACCTGTTCTTCAATTGTCTTCACCATTTCTCTTGCAGATTGAAGTATCTCTCCACCATTCAGAGTAACTCCACCTGGCAGAGCGACATTATTGAACTTGGAAAGGTTCATACCCCACTGTTCCTGTATTTTTGCAGTGCAGTATTCCTTGAGCAAGCGGTCATTGTATATCTCACCATATGTCTGTGGATCCAGAACTCTATATGCTTCGAATACAAGATACTGTCCAAGAACGGCATGCGTACTCCAATCCATATCCAGATATATGCGGTTGGTGACTCTACTGAAAGTAACTGCTTTCTCAGGAGTCAACATATCCTGCAACATCTGCATATGTGAACGAGTAAAGTTATACGAGATCAGAGAATCGCTATAGGTGTTCGTTCTCAGACCATAGAGATCGTTCAGAGCGATCTGGTAGCGAGCATCAAACATACCAGTTCCACCGAGAGTATCGAACAACTGGAAACATCTAACTACGCTTATGATGTGTTTACCTTCAGGATCCAACGCTGGAGCAGCCACTATTCCCTTAGAGGCATCCTCCAGCGTTGGTTCCGTTAGGTCAAAGTATTTTCTGTCGATGTCGGTTTGAGTGACTTGTTTTCTCAAATAACATCTTTCAACACCGTCGAAATGGTATTCTGCGAAGAACAACAGAGCATCATCTATACGATCCTCTATCTGAGCATCGTCTATGTTTATCTCTATTACTGGATAGCCGAGTCTGCGTAAACAGTATTGCTTCAGTTCTTCTCTTGTCTGCGGTTGTGCCATTTCTACTCCTTGTTAGTATTATTTATACTCCAAGGAGAGTGTGTATCAATCCCTGAAGAGGAACTGGATCTTGGTGATCTCAGCCACGGACAATTCGACATTACCCAGAGAATCTATGGAGATTGGATCCCAATCAACATCAATCTGGGTTTCCAGCAAATCACCGAATTCCTTTAGGAATGTTTCACGATTACCGTCAAGAACGGTCACTGTGCCTTCCTTCTCCTCACCGTACTTATTGATCAATTTTTGGCGCTCATCTTCCATCATCTTAAGTTCTTCGTTGAACTTCTTCATAATCTTGACAAACTTATACGAAGATTTGGCTGGAAGCGCAAGATCTACCAATTTGTTAAGGACACTGACTGACGAATAAATTTCAAATAAACTCACCTTCATTACGAATATCTCCTTTTGTCGTTATGCTTCAATCGACATCTTATATAGGGTGTATGCATAGTTCCTGAGCAAGCAGTCGTTGAACTTGATCAAGAAACTGTTCGCAGGTTGTGTTGGGTTGTTGCTGTTGCATACAGAGGATGCTTGTGCATCTGTTATTATTTCGCCTGGATTTGTTGTTATTGTACCAACACCCGAAGAAAGCACCACTATTTGATATTCTCCATTAACATTAAATGTATTATTAAAATCATTAGTAGTATCATCTGAAACCATCACACTCACGACACTCAGTGCTCTGGCATTTATAGAGTTACATATTACATTAAACTCAACAACAGCGCAGGATGCCGGAACAGTAGTATCCTGCATATAGAGCATATACTTGGCAAACTTTTCAGTGCTGGCTGTGCTTACCGTTTCCAAAATCTTTGTAGAAGCGGTTGCATTATCTCTTACTCCACTCTTGACTCTGTGGAAACCAGATTTGCTGGTAGCCTTTAGTTTAAGAGAACCAGTAAAATCGTTTGTTACTGTATCCACTGTAATATTATTGTCTACCGCTTTGATCGACTTTGCGCTCA